TGGACAGACTTCGACTTCTCGGAAATGGAGTAGTACCACAGACTGCTGCTAAAGCATTTGAAACACTTATCAAAAGGGTACTATGAATAAATACGAGATTATCTACAAGCATTTTGATATGCACCCAGACTATCGAGGATACCAAGTGAAGTGGGCAAATGATAAAGCTCAAGCAATCAAATACATTTGTCCTACTAAACCAAGTAAAGATGGATACGGCACAACTAAGAAGGGAGCTAAAATTCAAATACTAGAAGTAAATGAAATACCTACCTCAGAATAAGCTCGGAGATTGGAGGGAAAAGAACAAACCAAAAAAGTGCCCACTTGTTGAGTACAAAACCTCAAATTGGGTAGTAGATCACAATCACACCAGTGGCTTTGTAAGGGGCGTTGTATCCTCAGAAGGTAATGTACTACTTGGACGAATAGAAAACGCCTTTAAGAGGCTTTCTCGTGCCGCTAAGAAGGCTTCTCTGCCTACGATTCTACGCAATATGGCTTCGTATCTTGAGCAAGATGACTTAGACCTTATACATCCGGAAGGATTCAGACAACTGTACAAAAGATTTTATTCTCTCCCTAAGGATTATCAGCTTGACATCCTATTAAAATTTGGCACAAACAGAGACGACATCTCGGAATGCAAGAATGCAAAAGAGAGAACAGAACTCTATAAGAAAATAATAAAACAATGACAAAAAATATCAGACAAAAACTCCAAGGGATTCAATCATCCCTTAAAGCTCCTAAGGGGCAAACTAATAAGTTCGGCGGATACAAATACAGATCAGCCGAAGATATACTAGAAGCGGTCAAACCTTTACTCGCCGAATGGCAGTGCGTTCTGACAGTTCAAGATGAGGTTGTTGAGATCGGAGGACGAGTGTATGTAAAAGCTACGGCTCGTATCTCTGATACTGAACACGATAACTCAGTTGAGACTACAGCTTTTGCTCGTGAAGCAGAAGTAAAGAAAGGTATGGACGAAGCACAGATTACTGGATCTGCTAGTTCTTACGCTCGTAAGTACGCTCTCAATGGATTACTTTGTATTGATGATACAAAAGATCCGGACGCTACTAATGATCACGGCAAATCCCAACCGAAAGCCGTTGCTAAATCTAAGACACCAACAAAGGCAGTTCAAAAGACAGATGCCTTTGATGGACTAATGTAATTTGATATATATAATTATGAGTACAGTAAAAGAACTAAAAGAAACATTACATTTTATAGCCGAGAATCGATTAGGTTTTCGTTATCTTTATCGGGACACAACCTTTGGTGCATACGGAGATGATCCTACGCATATAATTATTACACAAACACAAGGTCGTGAATGCGAAGATATTGCAAAATACGAATACAATGGAGATGAAGATGCTATAGAAAACGCCATCGATAACTTCAAAAAAGAACACGTAGTCAATGCTAGTTAATTTAATATATATATAATTATGAGTAAATACGATAATACGAACAAGGGTGCATTGTTCAAAAATGATAAAGAAAACGAACGTCAACCAGACTTTCGTGGCACTGTAAACGTTGATGGCAAAGACTATCAACTAGCCGCTTGGGTAAAGACAAGCGATAAAGTAGGTAAGTACTTCTCTCTATCTGTATCTGAAGCACAGAAGCAGACCAAGAAAGAAGCAGTAGCGACTGAAGAAGATCCCTTCTAATGTCTGATACTTTACCGGACTCTGGAGCTAGGACCGCCTTCGATACGGGGGCGGTTCGAGACTCTATGAAGGGCAAAGGTATGCCCAGTATGATACCTACTTGTGCAATTATGGCTATGGCTAGACGCTTCGAGGACGGAGCTACTAAGTACGGAGCTGATAATTGGAGAAAGGGTATTCCTACCTCAAGATACTGCGATGCGGCGTACAGACATCTTATGCAATGCAGAGATAATGATACCGCCGAAGATCACTTCGGAGCAGTACTTTGGAATATGGCTTGTTGGCTATGGACAGTTAAAGCTATCGAGGACAACAAGTTACCACCAGAATTAAATGATATACAAAACTAAAAATGGACTTAAATGATATGATATTACTCTATGACTAATAAACTTCTTAACAATCTATACGACGGAGTTGACCTTGCTTTGCACCTACAAAATGAGGCAACTGAAAACAAAATTGAAAGCGAAAAAAGAAATCACCTTAGGTACTTAGGACAGTGCTTGAGCATAATGAAAGAACAAATAGATGATGGAAGAAAACGAATTAAAGATACCGAAGAATGTGGATGCCGAGGAGAGAGTCCTTGCGAAGTGCCTAGCGGATGACACTTCTGACTTCTTCGATAGCATCGCGCACAAGATAAATGCAGATGACTTTTATCTTTACAGACATAACTTAGTTTTTCAAAGTGTCAGTTCACTCGCCAAGAAAGGCGAACCCTTAAACGAAATATCATTGATAGAGGAGCTTAAACGTTCCTCTACCTTTGATGACGTTGATGGGATGACAATGATTGGTACTTTAGTTAATAAACAAACTACTACCCTAGATGCACAGAACTGTGTAAACATTGTAAAGGAAAAATCAAACCTTCGGAAGATGATTAGAACTTTCAAGGTTGCTCTTGAGAAAGCCGAGGAAGAATCAGATAGTACTGATAGTATTCGTGCAGATGTAGAGGGTAACCTCTTGGACTTAGAGACTAGTACTGGTTTTGATATGACTATCAATTCTTCTATTGACGAACTTCAGATGGAGTTCGAGCAGCAGTTATCCGGCGAATGGAAAGAGGACGTAATCAAGACTCACCTTCCGCACCTTGACGACAAGTTAGGGAACGGAGGGATTGGAGCTGGAGAAGTTGTGGTTATCTCTGCTCCTACATCTTGTGGTAAATCCCAGTTAGCTATAAATATTGTAGCTAGATCAGCCTATAAAGATGGCATAGGATGCGGCGTATTTAGCCTAGAGATGCCTAGGAAGCAAGTCCTTAAACGTATCCTCACTTGTAAATCCGGGGCGAACCTACGGCAAATTAAGGACAAAGTAATTGCTGATGACAAGATGAAAAAGATTAGGGAAGGATGCGATAGCCTAAAGGATATGCCCATCTATACAGTGCACAGCATCAAGAACATTGGAGAGCTTTGCTCGCACGCTAGAACTATGGTACGCAGATACGGCGTAAAACTTTTAGTGATTGATTATCTACAACTTATCCCTTTCAGCACAAGTAATCAAAGTAAGAACGATGCTATAGCTAACATCTCTCATACTATCAAGCAACTAGCTCTTGAGTTAGAGGTAGGAGTTCTACTCCTTTCTCAAGTAAACAGAGAGGGAGCTCGCCGAGAAGGTGGTCTAGCTATCTACGACCTCAAGGATTCTGGTGACATCGAGAACGATGCAGATGTAATTATTCTTATGTGGGCAGAAAATGATGACATAGAAGCATCAAAAAGACTTGACGGATTAGGATCTTATATCAGTATGAAGTACAACGTAGCGAAGAACAGAGAGGGAGAGAGAGACGTGAAAGGTAAGTTCAAGTTCTACACTAATAAAGGTCTGTTTATATAATACTTTGATGTAGGTAGTCCGCCTATTAAGATGGCGGTGGGTTAATCATATTCCCTTTCGCCGCCTACATCTTTTAATTTATGAAGAATAAAGAAAGAGCAGTCGCAAGAGGACTCGAAAAACTCTACCCCGAACTAGGTACTCTGCAAGAACCAGAAGACCAGTTCAGTCCATTCGATTTTGAGTGCGACAAATACATTATCGAAGTGAAGTGCAGATCTCAAGCTTGGGATCCGTGGTTCATTGAAGCGCTGAAGTACGACACTAATATGGAGATAGCAAAAAGATTACAAAAGGACTTTATCTTCTTGACGGAAGTAAACAAAACTGTTTATCTTTACAACATAAGCAAATTAACACGAAACAAATACGATTTTAAATGGACTACGAAACTATTACCGAACTCCACAGAGTTCACCAAACAAGGGAAGTCGGAGAAACCAATAGGGTACCTCTCGGCAAAGGACGCAACTATTTTACATTTATGAGGTTTCATATATTCAAAGTTCCGGAGATATATATCATTCCTTCTATCTTCGTAGAAGTGGATGGATTCAAAGGGGACAGAATTATTTGGCTATCAGTAGGAGTCTTGAACTTTACATTAAGCCTACAAATAACTAAACGATAAATAAAGCAATGAAGGAAAACGTAGAAAGAATACA